ATATACGAATAGTAATATTACTTAAAATGAATAGCGCTGATGATGCTGATGATGCGTGTGATGCTGATGATGCGTGTGATGCTGATGATGCTTATAGAGAAACGTATGACGACAATATTAATATTAATAGCATAATTAAGTATGAATGTGGTGATTGTGGATACTGTGAGGACTGTATGAAAAATAAAGGGTCTTTCAATTATAAATTACAAGCGGCTAATCATCAGCGTATTATTATTCAACGTAAATATACTTTTAATAAAGATAATTGTTCTATTTGTCTTGATGAATTATTTAATCCCTTTATAAATGGCTTTAGAAGTTGGTGGAAGGAGAACCAAGATGTATTATGCCAGTAAAGTTTTAAGCCAAATATTTGCAAACCCACCTTATTATATTCTTAGGTGTATTGTAGCTTCAGAAATAGGAACAGAACCTATTGTTGTTAAAGGAAATGTTGTAGGACCTGTTTCTAGTGGCTCTGTCTTTACTTTTTCAGGCAAACGAAAGCTAGATAAAAACAATAAGCCTGTTCTTGAGATCTCTCGAAACCCTATTAACCCAAAGTTTCTAAAAGGAACTGCTCTCACCCAATGGGCTGAGTGGTCTAACCCAGAAATGGAATCCTCATTAGAACTTATTAGCTCTCTTGTAGATTCTGGCATACCTGTTAGTATCATCAATAGCTTGTGGAGAGAAATCAAAAGCAATCCTGATATGATTAAAGAAAATCCTTGGTATCTTGTTTACAAAGGTGTTTCTTTTCAAGGTGCTGATGCTATTGCTAAAACTCTTATGGAAGATAAGTATAACATCACTAACCCATATAGAGTTCAAGCCTGCATCTTCTGGTCTATGGCTCAAGGAGTACAACAAGGCAACTGTTTCTTAGATAGTAATACTGTTTTTAGAGATGCTTCTCTACTTACAGGAATCACTGAACCTACTGAAATTGCAAAGTGCATAAAAGAAATGGTCGAGTGTGACCCTCCAAAGATGATTATTGATAGGAATGAGAGCAAGAAATGCCTTTATTTGCCCGCTTATCATCAAATGGAAGAAGAAGTAGCAAGCTTAGTCACTTCTCCTGTTAGAAAGCAATCTGGAATCGAAATCTCTGATGAAGAAATAAAGAGCTATACTAGATACAATCTTACAGACACTCAAGTTAATGCAATAAGACAAGGAATCACTGAACCTTTCTCTATAGTCACAGGTTTGCCTGGTACAGGTAAAACAACTATCTTGTCTACTATCTGCAAAATCCTAATTGATTACCAAGAACAAATCTTACTTGTCGCACCCACAGGAATCGCTGCAAAAAGAGCTACCATACTCTCAGGTGTTAAAGCTGTAACTATACATAGAGCTTTTGGTGCAGGTCAGCCCTCTGAATCTGATGAAAAGAAGTCAGACTATGAGGGAATTAAAAAAGAAGAAGAATCAGAAAACCTAAAACCTATCCTAACAAAAGTAAACCCTAGAGCTGAAATCTGGAAACATCACATTAATAACCCTAGAACAGAAACTGTTCTGATTATTGATGAGTCCTCTATGGTAGATCTTCACCTCATGTGGAGAATGATGAGAGGGATAGCACCTAAGTGTAGAGTTATTATGGTTGGAGACATTGCACAGCTACCACCTGTAGGTGCTGGCTTTGTTCTTTCCGATATTATTGAAAGTCAAAGTGTACCAAGAACACACCTTGTGGAAGTCTTTAGACAAGGTGAAGGCTCTGGAGTCACACAAGCAGCACATGATGTTCATAATGGAATCACTCCCCAAAGTAATACTGAGTTTCACTTTTTAGAGAAAGAGTCAGAACAAAAAGCACTAGAAGCTATCATCTCTCTTTGTAGAGACTTCCATATAGATGATGTGGACTTTCATGTTATAAGCCCTACACATCATGGCCTGTTAGGTGTGACCAACTTAAACAAAGAGTTGAGGTCTGTTCTCAATCCTGACATTGGAGGCTCTCGTTTAAAAATTGGAAAAGACACCTTGAGAGAGGGTGACCGAGTAATGATCACCAAGAATGAATATGACTTAGAGGTCTTTAATGGAGATGTTGGTCGTATTTGTGGCATTAACAAAAGCTCTGTTGATGTTCTGATTAAAGGTGTGCAAGATCAAATAGTTTCTATCCCTAGAGACCAAGTATCGAAAATCTTAAGACTTGCTTATGCTACCACTGTACATAAAAGCCAAGGTCTGGAGTATGACCTTATTATCATGCCTTTAGTCAGTAGCTGTAGCTCTAACTTATTGCAAAGGTCTTTACTATATACTGCTATAACAAGAGCGAAAGATGAAGTATACCTTGTGGGTGATTCTGGTGCTTTAGCTACTTGTGTTTACAATCAAAAAAAGAATCACGGGTTCTCTGGACTAAGTAGAAGATTTAAGAACAATACTCTCTAAGATCTTCAAGGCTAAAGTCATGCTTCAATAGATCAAACCTATAGAAGCAGGCTTTATGTCTAACAGAAGGGCTTCTTACAAGAAGCGAAGAATAGTTTTTTGGGTTGTTCAAAACTTCTCGAGAACCAAGACCACAAATCAAATAATTAAGATCATCTCTTTTCATCACAAAGATCTCAGTATTGATTTGACTAGATACACTAGGCTTTTTTAATAAAGGGAAGTCTCCCTCATTACAGGTTTTAACACCTACATCATACCCTGCTTCTTTTAAGTCAGAGTAAGCATAGTTGTATGCTTTGCCAATAGTGAAGTCTGCAACTTTCAAGCCCAGATACTTTTCAACAGCAAGTTCTCCACCCCAACCTGTCATCCATCTCTTTTCCATAGACCCTGAATCAAACCAGTATTCTTTTTCTTTTACTTTCTTGATCGCTTCTACCTTGTCTTTTAGTTTTTTAACATCTTCATTTGTTAAAGAAACTGACTTAAACTTAGAAAGGTATGGCTTAACGAAAGTCTCATAAACTCGGTCACTTCCTTCTAAAACAACTAAACGAGGCTCAATTTCTGACATTAATAATCCTTAAATCTTGTCTGTTAATTAAAATAAGGGGGTTGCATCTATGACTTATAGAAGAGATGGCATTATATTCAGCAGATTTTTTGATCCTACATGGGGTGAGGTTCGGATTGCTAGAATTATACCCACAGAAAACAACTGGGGGGCATACTATGAAATCTCGGAGCTTGAAATGTCCTCATTGATTCCAGAAATCGAAATAGAGACAATAGACAGAGCCTCTAGGGGTGATTGTACTCCTTTGTTAAACTCTGGGCTTAGAGAGCCAAATGGGTGCTTAAAAATGCTAAAAGTACCTAAAGATTGTGATGAGCAAAACGTCTGCCTCTCATTCGATAAGAAAAAGTGTCAAATGGGAAATAGAAAGATGCCTGATTGCTTCTCCCCAATAACAAACCCATTACTCAGACCTTTAGTCATTGCTTGGCTAGAAGGTTACCACATCATAAGAGAGGTGACTGTATGAATAAGTATCTAAACAGACCAACAAACCGCAGAGTTTATGAAAACTCAGAGGGACAAGTATATGCAGGTTCTCAAGAGGGTAATTACCAAGGTGACATCACTATCTCTGATAACCACATTTACCTCTATGCAGACATCACCCCAAAGTCTGTAATGGAAGTTGGGATTGCTATCAGGAGTGTAGGTCAACAGATTGTTAATCTTATGACTGACTAAGCCTACCCTCTAATCCCCCCTACCACTTACACATAAACCCTGGTGGTTGGTGTGCATTCTCAGGACTTGCTGGTGCTAGTCATATCCTAGAATCAGAAGTTCCTGTCTTCACTTATGTAGAAGGATCTGCTGCGAGTGCTGCAACTATCATGTCTTGTGTTGGTGCTCAAAGACACATCACAGAACACAGCTTTATGCTTATTCACCAAGTAAGTACAGGTGTCTGGGGTACTTATGGGAATCTTGTAGATGAGAAAGAATCTATGGACTCACTCATGGAAATGTTAGAGTCTATCTACTTGAAGCACACCAAGCTCAAAAAGAAAAAGCTCAAAGAACTTCTTAAAAGGGATCTGTGGATGAACCCAGAGAAGTGCCTTGAGCTTGGCCTTGTAGATGAAATTATAAAGTATGAGAGAACTTAATTTGCTCTTTTAGCGTTCATGTAAAGACTTCTCATTGAACTTTGACTAATAGTCCTATTATATCTTGCAGGCTTAACATATTTAGCCAGAATGAGATTATTAAAAGCTAAAGAAAAAGACCTAAAGTCAGACCATGTATTGTATATCAGGTGAGACATTGCTTTATGAGTGCTGAAACCCACAGCAATTACTCTGTCTTTACTCATCATGTTTTCTTTAGCTACCAAATCCAAGATTGCATCATGGTATGAAAGCCCATTTTCTTCCGCATGAAGTTCTATCTCATCTTTAAAACTATCTGTCATGTCTATTTTCCAAAGTTGCTTTTAGGTTCTTTACAGTGCTGAAATAGCTTTCTCCACTCATCTTTCGATATAGAAGAGTTATTAAAATAAGATTTCCTCACCATCTCATAAGATGACTCTGGGAAATCCCTTTCTCTGGCTCTGTCTCCCTGTGACTTTTTCAAGAGTTGCTCGAACTCTGAAAAAGGAATCCCTGCCATAGTACAAATTACTTCTAAAGCCCTCTCTGCTGGGGTTTTATTTCTACCACCTCTACCCATAATACTTTCCTCCTTAAATTTTATTCTTTTTTAGATAACTTCTTTCTTTATTAGCCC